TCTGTCACGAGTATGCCGGCCCAATGGATGATGGCGTTATCGCGCTATGAGAAAGCCTGGAAGCAGAAGCATCCTGAGAACGGCTTGACTTGCTGGTGGAGAGAACCAGTCTTTATAAGAGAAAGTTCTTGATTTTGTCAGACGTGATTGCAAGCACGGTAAGGCGCTGGTATCCAATCCTGTTAGACGCCCCTTTGACATCAAGAGCTTTCCCTTATGAATGTAGACAGAGCAGCGGTGTTGTTTGATAGTGCTTACCAGTGGTGAGTTGGAATTGATCGCCCAGCAAGCAATCACACGAAAAAGAACTATCCGTGTGACCCCGACGATACCGGGGTGACGAATTTGTGATTGAAGCGCAAGACGCGAAAGCAGGGCGCATCAAAGCTAGATGGTAGTTGTTGGTAGCAACTACTTCGAGGAATCCGCCTCGTGCAATCACGATACCTCAGTCAGAACTTTTGCGTTCCGCTGACTGTTGATGACGAATGCAATGCTGCGCGATTTCCCAAGGGTCGCGAGTAAGCCAATCCTTGCTCCGTGTGTGCGTCGGATAGCTTGGGACAATAAACGATAGATCCCGGCCAAGTGCCGGGATTTTCGTTTCTGTGGCATGATGTTGTCGGCAGACACGGGATCGAAAATGAGCGATAGAGAACTCCGCATCCAGGCGCGGCACATCGCCCGGCTTGAGGCTATGGTGGAAAAGCTGATTGATGTCATGGATCGGCAGACTGACGCCATTGGCAAGCTCGTAGCCATCGCTATGACGCCTGAGCATGGCGACGACGTTGCGGAGATCCCTGAGTCTCGCCGGTATCTGGACCCAGCAGACCATGATCCCGCATGACACCGATCTTTCTCACCCCACGCACGCCTACGCGCTCGATGTGGTTGAGGGAAGGATCGTTGCTGGCCCGATAGTCAGGGCCGCATGCAAGCGTCATCTGGATGATCTCAAGGACGCTCCGGCGCGCGGATTCGTGTTCTCTGCGCGTAAGGCGGACCATGCGATCAACTTCTTTCCTGTGGTCTTGAAGCTCGATCCGTCAAAGGACGAGGACTCTGATGGTGAACCAACTTCATTTGAACTTGGCGCTCCGCAGAAGTTTATCATTGGCTCATTATTTGGATGGATTGAGTCTAATACAATCAATGATAAATGCAGTGGATATAGAAGGTTTAGAACTGCTTATGTAGAGACTGCTAAGGGAAGCGGGAAATCGCCTTTAGCAGCCGGCATTGGTATGTACGGATTAATTGCAGACGGCGAGCATAGAGCGGAGATATTTAGCGCCGCCGCCAAGAAAGATCAGGCGATGATTATGTTCAAGGATGCAGTGTCATTCGTTGAAATGTCTCAACCGCTTTCAAAGAGGCTGAAGTTGAGTGGCAAGCAGCCGAATGTGTGGAACATCTATGACGAGCAGACCAACTCCAACTTTCGCCCAATCTCATCTGATGAAGGCCAGTCTGGTGCGCGCCCTCACATTGGCTTAATTGACGAACTTCACGAGCACAAAAGTCCGCTCGTGGTGAACATGATGGGCGCAGGACAGAAGGGGCGAAAGCAGCCTCTTGTGTTCATCATTACTAACTCAGGATCAGACAAGCAAACAGTGTGCGGTGAATACCACGATAAAGCCGAGCGCGTTGCATTTGGAATGGAGCAAGATGATCGCTTCTTTTCCTATGTGTGTAGCCTGGATAAAGATGACCAGCCCTTCACGGATGAAGAATGCTGGATTAAAGCCAATCCAATGCTCGGCATTACAATCCAGAAGCAATACATTCGCGATCAGATTGCAGCCGCGACAATGCCGTCGAAGCAGTCTGACGTTAAAAGACTGAACTTCTGCATCTGGACTGCCGCCGATAATCCGTTCATTGATTATGCTGCGTGGAGCAATGCGCAGGGCAAGTTTGACCTGTCGATGTTCGCGAACCACGATGATGTCGCGCTTGGGCTCGACTTGTCCCAGGTGCGCGACTTGACGGCAGCCGTGTTCAGCCGGAAGATCAAGGGGCACATCTACTGGTGGCCGGAATTCTGGATTCCAGAGGCGATGGTTCACGAGAAGACGGTGGAAGACAAGGTTCCTTACGAGACATGGGTTGCACGCGGATGGGTTCGCACAACACCCGGCAACACGATCTCGCTTTCGCATGTGGCAAACGACATCAAGGAACTGATGAAGACGCATCGCATCGGGATTCAGTCGGCGCCTTACGACAGGTGGCGCATCGACGACTTCAAGAAGGCGTGCGACTCAGTTGATCTGCGAATCAAGGATCAGCTTCAGGAGTTTGGACAAGGCTTCAAGGATATGTCCCCGGCTATTGATGCCTTCGAGCGCGACTTGATGAATGGCTACTTTCATCACCCAGGAAACCCGTGCCTTGACTGGTGCGCCGCCAATGCAGTCGTGATCTCCGATCCTGCTGGTGGGCGCAAACTGGACAAAGGCTCCAATCAGCGCAAGCGAATTGATGGCATCATAGCGGGGATTATGTCGCACCACGCGACATCGCTCTTGCCTGAGCAATCGCTCCCCAGCATTCGATGGATGTAACCGATGAGCAGCGAAGGAAGCTGGCACAAACTCAAGGCCGCAGCACGCCGATTCTTCCCGGTAGCAGTGGGCGCGAAGCCGCCAGATCCTCGCCAACTCGATCCTCTCTATGTCGGAGGGCCATCCATTTGGGTTGGCACCGAGCAGCAATGGGTTGACGGCGAGATCCCCGGTGAGGGCGCCTTCATCCGTGGTGGGCGCATCATTGACGAGACGACTGCATTTCAGGTTGGCGTCGTGTGGGCGTGCATCGACATTCAAGCGCGCACGATTGCCGCGTCCGACTGGTACATCATGCAGCGCACCGGGCGCAAGCGCTCCCAAGAGCTTTGGGACGATCCTCTAACCAAGTTGCTGAACCGTCGCCCCAACATTGATATGTCGGCAGTGTCGTTCCGTCGCGCCTTGGCTATCGGCATGCTGTCGTGGGGCAACGGCTACGCGGAAATCCTGCGCGATGGTAGCAACCGTGTCACCGGGCTGTACCCGATTCACCCTGGCCGCGTCACGCCTTTCCGCGAGCCGGGAGAGGCTGAACTCACGTACCGGATCGACAACCAAGCCGCCGCCGCAGGATTTATCAAAGCTGGCGACATGATCCACGTCAAGGGGCCATCCATTGTCGGCTTGATGGGCGCCAACAAGATCGGCCTTGCTGCCGGCACGATTGCGCTCACTATCGCCACCAATGAGTTCGCCTCCAGCTACTTCACCAACGGCGGTCGCCCCGGTGGTGTGCTTGAGTACCCGAATCGACTGGATGACGAGCACTTCGAGGAATTGCGCAAGCGCTGGGCGAATCGGCATGAAGGCCCGGAAAAGGCATTCAAGACCGCTATTCTCGACGGTGGATTGAAGTACACATCAATCCCCAATGATGCGCAGAAAGGGCAGACGATTGAATCTCGTCAATTCCAGATCGAGGAAATATGCCGCTATTGGGGCATTCCTCCACACAAAATCGGACACCTGAATAACGCATCCGAGAACTCAATCGAGGATCAGGGCAAGGCATTCGTTAATGACTGCCTTCGCCCCACTGCGCGTGAATTCCAGCAGGAGTTCGATGAGAAGTGCCTGAGTAAGCGGTCTGGATTATTTTATTCCAAGATCGACTTGGATTGGGTGCAGGAAGGAACATTCAAAGAGCGCATGGAAGGCTTCCGTGAGGCTCGCAATACCGGCGTGCTGTCGGCGAACGAGATTCGCGAAGACATCGGCTATGACGATATGGGGCCGGATGGCGACCGCTACATCGTTCAGGGCGCGATGATTGACCTGCGCGACGTTGGCTTGCCGTACAAGCAAAAGGCTGCTGCTGGCGCCAAGAAGACCGGCGCAGCGGAGCCTGTTGAGCCGGACGAAGACGACGCGGAAGAAGACGATCAGGAAGATGTTGTCAAGGCGTGGCTGAGGAACGCATTGGTGCGCTCAGTCCGGTGCGTCGAATCCAGGCATGCCGACAACCGGCGCAATGGGCACAATCACGACTCGGCGAAAGCACTTGCACTGGCGCATGGGACAGAATATCTCCAGAAGCAACTGGTTGATGTCTGGCCCTTCCTCGTAGCGCGCGGCATCGCTGATGACGCATTCCGCATGGGCAAGGAAGTTTTGTCAGGGCATCCGATTCCAGAAGCGATGCAGGCCATCTTCGGAGTCGTGCGTGAAAAACCTACTCGTGCCTCCGACAAATCGGGTAAGCCAGCCGGCTGAGGCGTCTCTCTACATCTACGGGCCAATTGGTCCGTATGATGATTACGACGAGGTTTCTGCCAAGTCGGTTGTGAAGGCGGTCAGCGAAGTCAATAGCGCCAAGACGTTGAATATCTACGTCAACTCGGTTGGCGGCAGCGTCTTTGAGGGCGTGGCGATTTATCAGGAACTGCGCCGCTTCAAGGGCAAGAAGATCATTCATATCGACGCCATTGCTGCGTCGATTGCCTCCATCATCGCGATGGCCGGCGACGAAATCTGCATGGGTTACAACGCGCAGATGATGATCCACGATCCCGAGGGAATGGCGTGGGGGCGCGAGGCTGACTTGCGCGCTTATGCCGACATCCTGAAGGGCACGAAAGAAACACTGGTGGACACATATGTTGCGCGGACGAAGTTGCCCCGCGCTACCATTTCTGCGTGGATGAGCGCTGAAACTTGGATGGGCGCGGATGCCTGCATGAAGCATGGTTTCTGCGACCGCAAGGTGAGTGGCAATGAGAACGTGGAAATGGATGACCGATCCAAGGTCATTCTCGCCAAGTTCAAGAACGCACCGAAAGATGTTGTGCAGTCCCGAGAATCAGTTGTTCGTGCGATGGTCGCCAGTGCTCGGATGAGAGTTCTGAACGACAAAATCAAATCCGGTGGGCAGTCCGCCAACAGCAGCAAGTGATGAGGATCGAAATGAACGCGATGAAACTGTGGTTTGTGGCACTGCTGGCCTTTGTTTGCGCTCCGTTCGCGGATCGAGCCCAGGTGAACGGCCTTTTGAACATGCGCAATGACGGCGGCACGCTCGATCAGCTTCGCCAGAAGCTCGGCGATCTGGCTGACCGCTCGACGAACGTGATGAACAAGGCGGACGCTGAAGGGCGCCCGATGACGAAGGAAGAACTGGATCTGATCGAGCAGACCAATTCCGAGTTCGACTCCATTACTGCCGAGATCGCCCAGCGCGAGCGGGTTGAGGCCATGCAGAAGGCGGTTGCGCTTCCGGTGAATCGACAGGCTCAGCCCCCGGCCCTTCCGGTGCCCGCTGATGCCCCGTCGAATCGCGGCGCCCCGGCGAGCCCCGGCACTGGCGATGGCCGCATCAGCATCGTTGATCGCACTGTCGGCAACCACGGCTTCAATCGCTACAGCGACTTCCTGGCTTCCGTCGTCCGCGCCGGGCAGCGAAACGCTGTGACCGATCCGCGCCTCGTGAGCAATGCTGCCACGACCTACGGCAACGAAGGTTCCGGCGCCGATGGTGGCTTCGCGGTTCCGCCCGACTTCCGCGCCGCGATCATCAACAAGATCATGGGCGAGGATTCGCTGCTGTCCCGCACCGACACGATGCAGACGGCCAGCAACGCGATCACGATCCCGCTGGACGAGACGACTCAGTATTCGACTGGCGGCATCCGTGCGTATTGGGATGGCGAGGCGCAGGCGCTGACGCAGAGCAAGCCCAACCTGACCGCGCTCACCGTGCGCCTCCACAAGCTCACCTGTCTGGTGCCGCTGACCGAGGAACTGATGGCCGATGCCTCGTCGATGGCGAGCTACGTTCAGAGCAAGGCCCCGGAAATCATGGCCTTCCGCCTGAACGACGCCATCCTCACTGGCACTGGTGTCGGTCAGCCGCTGGGCATCCTGAACTCCGGTGGACTGGTATCTGTCGCCGCCGAGTCCGGTCAGGCTGCGGACACGATCAACTTCCAAAACTTGCAGAAGTTGTACTACCGTGTTCGCTCCGAGTCCCGGCGCGGCGGTGTGTGGCTGATGCACCCGGATGTCGAGGAGCAACTGCCGTTCCTGGCCTTCCCGACGAGCGGCGGAACCATCGCGACTCCGGTGTACCTGCCGGCCAGTGGCGCCTCCCAGGCCCCGTTCGGCACGCTGTTCGGTCGCCCGATCATCCCGACCGAGGCTTGCAAGGTGCTCGGCGATGCTGGCGACGTGATCTTCGGCGATCTCAAGATGTACCTGAGCGCCACGAAGATCGGTGGCATCCGCGCCGACACCAGCATCCACATCTACTTCGATCAGGATGTGACGGCTTTCCGCTTCATCCTGCGCGTTGGTGGTCAGCCCTGGCGCAACACGACCGTCGCCGGATACCGCGCCGGAAGCAACGCACGCGGCCTGTTCGGCACCGTCGCTGCCCGCGCGTAACCCGTCATGGCCGGCTCTTAACTGAGCCGGCCAAGTCCACCGATTAGGAGATCGAAATGCCGCAAGCCAACACCACGCTTCCCACTGATCGAGTCGGCATTCTTGCCGTCATTGATCCCGATGCCTACACGGCGGCCACCTACACGTCTTCGTGGGTCCGCGCCCGCTACTTCGGTCGCCTGAAGGCCACTGTCTTCGCTGGCGATCTCGGCTCCAGTGCCACGCTCGACTTCGCCGTCCACTCCAGCGCTTCGAGCAACGGCGCCAGCCCCACGGTGGTCGGCTCGATTACGCAGTTGACCCAGGCCGGAACCGACAGCAACAAGCAAGCCGTCATCAACGTCGAGGTTGACAAACTGACCGAGGGCCACGAGTACGTCGCCATCGTGATGACTGTCGGCACCGCGACTTCAGATGCCAGCGCCGTTTTGGAAGGCTACGATCCGCGCTATGCCCCGGCAAGCGACATCGACGCCTCCACGGTCGATGAGATCGTGAGCGTGTAACATGCGCGCGATTCGGTTCTCCGAAACGCGCGAGTTGGCAGATGGACGGATCTTCCTGAAGGATTCCGTCCATTTGCTCAACGACGCGAGCGCTTGGCACCATGTCAAGCGCGGCTTCGCTGAGTTCTGCGGTGATGCCGTGACTCAGCCCGGGGCCGATGTTATCGTTGCGCCTCAACTCGATCCTCCGGCAGAGGAAGAAGAAGATGGCGACACCGTGGAAAGTCCCGAAGACGATGTGGAAGGGCAGGACGGTGATAGTCCTGGCGAGTGGCCCGTCACTGACATCGTGCCTTCCGGCGATCCGACTCCGACTCGACGACCCGCTCGTCGCAACAGTCGCAGTCAATAGCACCGGCATCCCGACGAAAGATGACTACGGCAGGGTTGTCCCTGCCGCAGCGCCTTGGGCAGACATGCTCTATGCGGCTGATTGGGGCTGGTGGAGCCTGTACCAGCAGGAAGCGCTGTCGCACACCGGCATTAAAGTGACGGCGAGCGAGAACTGCTTTCCAGCCGTCAACTACCTGCACCCCACCGGGCCGGAAGGCTACGACCCCAGTCCAGGCAAGATCCGCACTGGCGGCAACTCTGCGTACCAAGCACTGCACATCGCGGCCCAGGCTGGCGCATCGCGCGTACTGCTGTGCGGAGTCGATCTGATGAACAAGCATGGCCGTCATCACCACGGGCATCATCCATCCCCGCTTCGCAATCCCGGCGACGATGAACTCATTGCAATGGGGCGTCGTTTCGCATCTATTGTAAAGCCGATGAAAGAACTTGGCGTCGAGGTATTGAATTGTAGTCCTGATTCGATGCTAGAATGCTTCCCGAAAGTGCCAATAGAAGAAGCGCTTTCGTAGTCTTTCATAGGGGAAATGTGATGAGTGAGAAGAAAGAAATAAAGGTTGACGTGAGTGCGTTCGGTGGCGCGCTGGATGGCTTCAAGTTCTTCGTTCAGCAGGTTGAGTACAGAAGCGATTTGTACCGCACTCCAACGGTCCACATGCAAGTGCTCGGCGTTCTCGAAGCCACGCCTTCAGGATTTCCGTCACGCGATGTTCTCCAGGCGGAATTCGAGAAGACTCTGGATGCAGCGAAGAACGGAGACGAGCACGCGATGAAGCGCTTGCTACCGTTGGCTGAGGCATGCATGCGTGCCGACAAGTCCGATCCGGCCAGCCTGACTGATCGCAAGCAGTTGGTTAATCGGCTGACAACACCAAAGATCGGCACGGCCGACATCAAACTCGCCAGCGATGCGCTGAAGGCGGCTGCCGATGCGTACTCCAAGGTTGCGCACGGGGCGGCGCATGTGGGTTCCGTGCTGAGCGGAAAGCGGCATGGGGCGAATGTCGAGATCGTGGTGGATGAGCAGACCGATGCATCCATCTACGGTCGCGCCGTCAAGGCCCCGGTGCCCGAAGGCGTCTCGATCCATCACGACATTGAGCGCCGCTTCACCATCGCGTACAGCATCAGCAAGAGCGGCAGGATGGCCTTCGTCGGCATCGCCTACTGTTCTCCGCATGACCAGTTCTGCCGGCGCACGGGGCGCGAGCTTGCGATCAGTCGCCTGAACGAGCGCCCGTGCCGCGTCGTGAAGTTGCCGCGCGCCATGGCTCCAGGCACGGAAGACTACCCGAAGAACGGCGCTGAGTGGCGCGCTGTCGAGCAGGCGATCCTCCTTGGATTGGGATTGCTGCGATGAGCGACGACAAGCGCCCGTCGTCCGTCGTTGCACTCGTGCCCAAGGGCAATGCTGTCGATGAAGCCCTCGCGGACTTCAAGAAGAACATGACGGCCATGCTGGAGCTTGAAGCCTTGCTCGCGAAGAAGACCGGTGAGAAGTTCAAGCAACTGGTTGCCAGTGGCTTTACCCGCGCCGAGGCTTTGGATCTCATCAAGGCGGAAAAGGATTGAAGCTGGCGTGCTCCATGGTCAAAGACACCCCGCACTATCGCGCCGATGCGATACGTGCGGGGCTCCGTCGTCTTGGTTACACACTCGTCGATCACACGACGCAGACCGACCTGATTGTGATCTGGAACCGCTACGGATGGCGAGATCAGGCCGCGTCCGAAGTCGAGGCGCGTGGCGGAACAGTGATCGTGATGGAGAACGGCTATCTCGGGAGCGAATTCGCCGGAGATCGCTGGTATGCAGCAGCACTGAGCCAGCACAACGGCGCAGGGAAATGGCCGCACCACGGAAATGAGCGGTGGGATTCCATTGGCGTCGAGCTTGAGCCCTGGCGGAATGGAGCGGGCGAGCCAGTCCTTCTTCCGCAGCGAGGTATTGGCCCGGCCAGCGTAGCGATGCCGCTGTCGTGGGCGCCGTCCATGCTGTCGGTCATGCGTAGCCTTGGCATCAAGTGCCGAGTCAGGGCTCACCCAGGCATCCAGACGGTGTGCAGGCCGCTGGTAGATGACATTGGCTCAGCGCAGTATTGCGTGACGTGGGGTAGTGGAGCGGCAATCAAGGCACTGTCAATCGGGGTGCCAGTCTTTCACTCGTTCGACAAATGGATTGGGGCTTCCGCAGCGCGGCACGTTAAGCATTTGCAGGCAGGCCCGGTCAAAGATAACACGGCTCGATTGACGATGTTCCGCAGGCTCGCATGGGCCATGTGGAGAGTAAGCGAAATAGAATCAGGCGAATGTTTCAAAACACTCATTGAATGTAAAGGGGCGTGAAATGAAAGTATGCAAATTGCCGGTTGTCATCGACATTCCGGCTGACGTGTTGGCGGTCGTTCAGAAGTTCTCGGCGAAGAATGATGTTCGCTACTATCTGAATGGTGTTTATTGCAGCGAGAAGTTTCTTGCTGCGACTGACGGCCATTGCCTGATGGTGTCGCCGTTTGTCGGAATCGCAGCGAAGTCGGCAATCATCCCGCAGATGCCAAATCAGTATCTCAAGAAGAACAACCGTGTTTACGTTCTGGAGGACAACTCCGTTTGTGTCGTGAACTACCGCAGCGAGATCGTCTATCACTCGCCACTCGATGTGATCGACGGCAAGTTTCCAGACGTGATTAACGTCATCGACAAGATGGGCGAGTGGAGCGATGGGACCGGCGCAGTTCCGTTTGATGTCGCTTTTCTTGCGAAAATGACTGCGCAACTGAAGGGCGGTATTCGCCTTTTCAATTCTCCATCAGCCATCTGCGCAGTCGCAAGCGGACAGTACCCGGTGCAGCCCGGCGCTATGGTGTTTGTGATGGGGCGTCGCGATACTTGCCTGTCGCCAGCAGAGGCTATGAGCAAGGTGCGTTATGGAAATTGACGCTACGAACTACATCGACGCATTCGTCGAGCAGAACCTGAATGGGCGAGCGCCTGTTGGTAGTTACGGCAGGACGCTGATCTGCGGATCAAATCTCTACGACACGCAGAAAGAGGATCGGCGCAGGCGCTATCCGAATGCAATCGGCGTGGATGCAATTGCCGGGGATGGCGTGGACTGGAAGATCGACCTTGAGGACCGGCATACGCCGAGTGCCCTTGGCGTCTTCAACCACATCGAGTGCATCAGCGTCCTTGAGCACTCGAAGCGCCCGTGGCTGATCGCGCATAACATCAAGATGATGCTGGCCCCAGGCGGCACAGTCGTCGTCTCAGCCCCGTTTGCGTGGCGCCGGCACGCCTATCCATCGGACTACTTCCGATTCACGGTGGAAGGTCTGAAGGAACTGTTTCGCGGCATCAAGGTGATTGCCACGGCTTATCACTACGGCAATGAAGTCGAGAGCAAGGGGAAAATCCCGGCAGCCGAGATTGATGGCGTGAAGTACATCGCGCGCACCGAGTCATTCTTCTTCGGAGAGCGGTGATGCGCAAAGACTTCGAGGAACTTCAGTTCACAGTCGTTGCTGAAGTGCATGAATGCCGGGTTGACTTCAAGATATACGATATATGCGGAAGGACCGGATCGCCAGATGGCCCGTTCATCTACCATCGCGAAGGCGGTGTCAATAGCATGGATTGGGTGGAATCTCTGGATGATTCGGAAGTCTACCTGCATGGATCGGTTAAGTGGGACGGATGCTCAAACTGGCATTTCGACGAGCAGGACCGGGTGATGCTTCATGGGTGCTCGCGACACGACATCGAGCGCTACGGAAAGATAATGGCAGAGTGCTGGGATATTACGAAGGAATTGCTGCCAAGTTTCCAGGGCGACTGACCAATGATTCTTGTGACCGGCAAGGGAAAATCTGGCTCATTTGCCATCAGGGGCATGCAACTTGGCGCCGCCATTGGCGCCCATGTGATTGCCAATGCCACGGAAGCCGACATTCGCCGATCCGATTTAGTGGTGCTAGTGAAGCGCCCGACAGAGGAAATCCTTGCCCATTGCAGGAAGCACGCGCGCCAGATTGTGTGGGATGTGGTTGACTCGTGGCCGCAGCCTCACGGGAACGATTGGGACAGGTCTGAATGCCTATCATGGTTGCAGGGCATGATCGCCACCATCAAGCCGGCAGCAATCGTTGCGGCAACGCACCGGATGGCTCAGGACATTCAGGACTTCTATCGCGGCCCCGTGAAGTGGCTCCCGCACCATGGGCGCCCAGGCATCCACGAGAATCCGGTGCGCCGCGATCTCAAGGTCGTGGGCTACGAGGGTGGTCACAACTACGTTTCAAGGTGGGGCGCAATACTGCAAAAGGAATGCGTTAGTCGTGGGATGCAGTTTGTTCAAGCGACAGGCCCGCAAGCACTTGCATCGTTCGATGTCGTTGTTGGTCTTCGCGATCATGTTGGCTATGCCGCGCGTCATTGGAAATCAGGGGTTAAATTGGCAAATGCACACGCATCAGGAACGCCATTCATCGGCGGGAAAGAGTGCGGGTACTTGGAGACGATGACTGGCTTTGAGTATTGGGTTGAAAGCAAATCTCAACTCACTGTTGCGCTTGACTGGCTGGAGCGATACGAAACGCGCATTGAGATTCATAATCAGTTTCTCAAGCATGCAATCACTGTGAAATCTGTAGCGGAGGACTATCTGTCATGGCTATCACAGTTGAGATTTTGATTGATACAAGCATGAATATCAAAGGCCATCGCATGCTTAGCGCGATGGCTGAGTCCGCCGATGCTGCTGGCGTAAGAGCAACCGTGACGCGCGAGTATCGCGGCGCCGCGCACGTATTGATGATGTACGGAGTCGGGCATCCGGTGAAGATGATTCAGTGGAAAGATCATCTTCTGTCTGGTCGTCCGCGTGTTGGTTGGGACTTGGGCTACTACGGTAGGGGAGACAACAAGTCCTATCCAATGCGTCTTACCATCAATGCGTTTCACCCGCAGCACCTGATGGCCGATGACGCCGACCCCTCACGGTGGGAGGCGACAGCGAAGCCATTGCGAAACGAGTTCGATCCTGACGGTCACATCGTCCTGTGCGGCATGGGGAGAAAGAGCCGGCACCAGTACGGAATCGACGGGAATCTGTGGGAGCGCAAGCGACTGGAGCAACTGAAGCACGCATACCCTGGCGTTCAGATTGTGTACCGACCGAAGTCAGGCGCGACAGAAACTGTCGGCATCAGGATGGACGTGAACTCGTCCATCGAAGATGTGATTCGTGGCGCGAGGCTGGTTGTGGTGCGGCACAGCAATGTTGCCATCGACGCCTGTCTGGCCGGAATCCCCGTGGTGTGCGAAGATGGCGCCGCCTCCAAACTATACGGTGCCGACCTATGCAATCCGAAGAATCCGAGCATGGAGGAGCGACTGAGGTTCCTTCGGTCGCTGGCATGGTGGCAGTGGCGCCCGACAGAATCGCTGGCCTGCTGGAAACACGTCCTGTCCGTCTTAACATCGGCGCAGGCAACAAGCGCCCTCCAGGGTGGATCTCAATCGACGCAGACGGATTCGGGGACGTAACCTGCGACTTTACGGCGATCCCGCTTCCTGACGGGTGCGCCGATGAGGCAATGGCGATCCACGTCATTGAGCACGTTCACCGCTGGGAGGCGCCGGAAGTCTTGCGTGAATGGATGCGCCTACTGGTTCCTGGCGGTCGCCTGATTCTGGAGCTTCCAGACTTCAAGAAATGCTGCATCGCAGTAGCCAATGGCGCCCCGCATCAGATGGGGAAGCAGGGCATATATGGCGATCACTCGTTCTCGAATCCGCTTATGATGCACAAGTGGGGATGGACTCCTGACGAGCTATCCCAAGTGCTCAAGGAAGTCGGATTCATCAAGATCCGAGAGTGCGACCCTCAGTTCCACGGTAAGCGCAAACATCGAGACATGCGCTTGGAGTGCGTAAAGCCGTGCTGAAAGTATATATCGGATACGACAAGCGCGAGGATGAGGCGTATCGAGTGGCGTGCAAATCGCTTCTCAAGCGCGCATCGGTGCCGGTCTGCATTACTACCGTTGACGCCAATCGACTTGCTGACTTCGGCATGCTTAATCGCACTGTTGATAGGCGCGGTGGAGTCATTTGGGACTTGGTGAGTAATGCGCCATGCTCAACCGACTTCTCCAACTCTCGCTTCATCACTCCGCATCTTGCGCAAGAAGGGTGGGCGCTATTCGTCGATTGCGACATCATCTTCCTCACTGATATTGCCGAGTTGATCGCGCTTGCTGATCCTCAGTATGCGGTGATGGTGGTGAAGCATGACATGGGAAGTGTGTCTGGCCTGAAGATGGATTCGCAGCCGCAGGTTTCATATAGGCGGAAAAACTGGTCGAGCGTCATGCTCATAAACTGCGACCATCCAGCGAATAAGCGCCTCACATTATCTGATGTCAATACGCGCCCAGGCCGCGATCTTCACGCATTCTATTGGTTGAACGACAATGAGATTGGAGAGTTACATCCTTCGTGGAATTGGCTTGTTGGAGTGCAGCCAAAGCCGGAGTGCCCGAAGATCGCCCATTTCACGCTGGGCATTCCTGGCATGGTTGAAAGTGAGCATGCCGAATTGTGGGAGGCTGAAAAGTGAAACTGACAGTCATTACTCAGCCGCCAGTTGAGCCGATCACCAAGACCCAGGTCTACGAGTGGTTGCGGCTGGACACGACCGGATCTCCGCCGTCGCATGCCAATGACGCGACCTTCGACATGCTGATCGAGGCTGCGCGCGAGGCAGTCCAGAACGACACCCGGCGCTCGCTGATTCAGCAGACCATCGAAATCCAGTGTGGCCGATTCCCGGTGGCATTGTTGCGCCCGCCGTTCATCAGCGTCTCTCAGGTGCGCTACTACGATGGGACGAACGTCGAGCAGTCGCTGTCGGCAAGCGTGTACCAAGTCAGGCAGAGCACAATCCCGATCCTTGGCCTTCAGGACGGGCAATCCTGGCCCGACATCTACTACCGGCAGGATGCCGTGACGGTGCGCTACGTGGCCGGCTACGAGGGCACTGGAAGCCCGGTTGACGACTATCGCGCCAACGTGCCTCGCGGGCTCCAGCAGGCTTGCTTGCTACACGTCCAACTTGCATACGACAACTTGAAGTCCGTCGATCACGACATTCTCCAGAAGGCTTACGACAGGCTGATCGAGCGGTTTCGGATTCCGCTGGTATGAGCGACCGCGACTACACCGATGCGAGGTTCTTTGACAGGCGCGCGACGTTCCAGCGCCCGGTGAACTCGCGCTCCACGTCGGGCAACATGGAGGTTGCTTGGGTTACGGTGTGTACGGCATGGGTTGGTGTGAAGCGACAGAATCTGTCGGAGCGATTGAAGGAACCAGTTGTGGCTGATGAGCTTCATTCAATCCGCGATTACATCATGAAGGTGCGTGCCGAGACGGTGGTCAACAACTCGATCACTGAAGTCTGCCGGGTGCTTCTGGATGGCGTCTATTACGACATCAAGGCAATCGCAGACAACGTGCTTGCTGCGCGCACTATCGACATACAGATCCGCGCAGGGATCAATGACGGGTGACAACGCAGTACGTCAAGCTGGTTGGGCTGGACAAGGCGCTGCGGAACCTGCGCGCCTTGCCGGCAGCCATTGCTGGGCGGCGCGGCGGGCCGGTTCGATCCGCATTGTTCGCTGCTGCGGCAGTCATCAAGAAGCAGGCGATTGCGAACGCTCCAATCGGCAAGGGAACTCCGATGCCTGGACTCCTAAAGCGCAGCATCTACATCTGGCGCGACCGGAATCCAGCGAAGGTTGGTGCGTCCGAGCGCTATCAAATCATGGTGCGAGGCAGTCGCAGGCGCGGGGCCGGGAAGCTCTTTGGGCCACGCACCGCGCTGGCCTACTACTGGCATTTCGTTGAGTTCGGAACCAGCGGGCCGGGCAGGGGCCAGCGCCCGCAGCGCTATCTCACCAACGCATTCAACATGCTTGCCGTTCGCTCAGTGAAAGTCTTTGAAGAAACGCTACAGAAAAGAGTCGAAGCTGAACTAAAGAAACTAGGAAGGTAATTATGTTCCCGCCGATTTATCAATACCTTTCTGGAAATTCCACGGTTGTTTCTATTGCCGGAGACAAGTTGTATTTGGATGTGGCTCCACAAGGCACCAATGAGCCTTACGTTATCTGGTTTAACGGCGGCGGCATACCGAATAACTATTTGAGCGACACTCCGGGCATAGACAACATAATCGTTGACATCAAATGCTATGCGCGTAACTCGGCGGTCGCCGAGAATCTTGCCAAGGCCGTGCGGGCAGAGCTTGAGCAGTGGTCACAATCCCAAAGCTCCCCGGTGAGCGATTGGGAGTTCGAGACTAAACTCCATGTTGTCATGCTCACCTTCAGCTTCTGGAGGAATCGAGCGTGAGAATCCCAACTTGGAGAGGATCGAACGATGTCCGGCGAACTGAAGACGCAGGGTTCCCAGCTTTTTTTGCTTGACAACGGGGTATCCCCCGCCTCCGTTGTCCGTATCACCAACCTGACCAACATCGACGGACTCGGCGGCGCCGCGTCTGACATCGACGTGACCAACATGGACTCCACTGCCCGCGAATTCCTCGTCGGCTTGAAGGACAACGGTCAGGCGTCGTTCGGCATGAACTTCGCCCCGCAGAGCGCCGTCCACCAGCGCGTCCTGGCGATCAGCGGCGGCAATCGCTACCCGTGGGCCATCGGCCTGTCGGATGGCACAGCCCCGCCGACCATCGCTGCCGGCGACGTGTTCTCGAAGCCCACGACTCGCTCGTGGTTAACCTTCGAGGCTGGCGTGCAGGAAGCGACGATCACGTTGCAGACCGACGATGCCGTTCGCGTGCAGGGCTCCCTGCGCGTCTCCGGCGCGATTACCTTCACTCCGAAGGCGTAATCGACACCGATGCGCAATATTGCGCATCGGTGATAACGGCTCAACGGCAATCGTGTCAGCGGGCGCGGAACCAGACTTGTGTCTGCCGTGCAAGTCCCGTGCTCGCTGGCGACCTACGAGGCAAACATGAACGCAAACGAATTTTTCAGCGACATCCTCGCTGTCACTGTCCTTCCGATCTCCCGCGTCATCAACGTGGCCGGGATCGAGAAGACGATCTACATCAAGCGCATTTCGGCTGGCGACCGGCTCAAGCTGACGCCTGGAAACAAGATCGCGATCTCTGGCGGCGTGAGTTCCGGCGCCGAGTTCTCGCTTCAGGATCTCATCCAGAAGCAGCATGTCTTGGTCGCCATGTGCATCGTGGACGAGAAGGGCAAGACCCTGTTTCAGAATGCCGAGGCCGTCTCGAAGCTCCCCGATGCGCTCATCAAGGAACTCTACAAGTGCGCCGAGGACGTGAACCGCGAAGTGGATGAAGCGGGAAAGCCAGAGTAAGCGATCCGCAGTTTCGGTTTTTGATGCGGCTGGCTGAGTTGTTTCACATGCCGGTATTCATGCTTGAAATGGCATTGCCGGCATGGGAAATGATGGCTTGGGCTGAGAAGCTGAGTAAAGAGCCGACACCGCAAGAGAGAACTGAGATTGTAATCGCTTACCTTTGCTCGCTGATCTACAACAGCAAAAAGGGGAAGAACAAGCCGGCCAAGAAAGTATCTGATTTCATGTTGTTCAAGGACGCATGGAAGACCGAGAAGAACAGGTACGTAAGCGACGATGATGTGAACGATGACATCAACACTATTATCGACGCTCTCGGCAGGGACAAGTTGATTGTAGAAAAGCCAAAGACGGAGTAATTGAAGATGGCGGCTATCGGCAAAGTCAGTATCGAACTTGAGGCGAAGATCGCCAAACTCGAAACTGACGTAGGGCGAGCCGCCCGAATCATGGAGCGAGAGTTCGCGAAAATGCGGACTCAGGTATCCGGCCATCTTCAGGGCATCGAGAAGCGCGCCGACGAAACCGGCAAGATCATAAAGCGTGTTTTCAACATCGGCGTGGCAGTCCAGCTTGCCCACGATCTGCGCATGCTTGCTGACAACTTCGCCAACCTTTCAGCCCGCGTCAAACTCGCATCCGGCGCAAACGCAAACTTCGGCGCCTCTCTCGGCGCAGTGAAGCGAGTTGCAATGGACACCTACGCCTCGCTCACGGCGACGGCTGGCCTTGTCCAGAAGATTTCACAGAGCCTCCAGAACACCGGCATGAGCGCGAGCAATTCGTTCTCGAATGCCATCAAGCTGACTGAGACGTTCAACAAGGCACTCGTAGTTTCCGGCGCCGGAACGATCCAGGCCGAAGCCGCGATGCTTCAGTTCTCGCAGGCCATTGCGAAGGGCAGGCTGGATGGCGATGAGTTCCGCTCCGTAATGGAGAACAACTCGCGATTCATGTTGCTACTTGCTGATTCCTTGGGTGTTACGTTCAAGGAACTCTACAAGATGCGTGAGCAGGGCAAGCTCACCAGCGACATGATAATGAAGGTGACTGAGAACACCAAGTTGCTTGATGCGGAGTTTGCAACATTCCCGCTAACGATTGGTCGCGCCTTCACTAACCTGAATTCAGCGATGACGACCTTCGTTGGTGGCATGGATGACGCCACTGGAACGTCCAGGGCTCTTGCAAATGCGATCAATCTAATTGCTCAGAATATTGATGCAATTGGTGCGGTAATAGTTGGCGCTGGGTCAATAATGGCCTTATCTAAGGGACTTGAAATTATCAGTGTAGCATCAATGAAGGCAGCACAAAGTATATCTAGTGTTGCTGCATCAGCGAAGCATGCTTCGGTTGTATTTGCAGAGGCATCTGTTGCTAATGCGAGATCCGCCGCAACTGAGGCGGCTTCTGCACTAACTGTTGTGCAGGCAAATCAAGCAAGAGTTGCGAGTCAGATTGCAGTATTCAATGCAAATCGCGCCTCACTGGAAAAGCAGGCGGCGGCGCTGAGAATATTGATGGCGCAAGAAAGTGCTCATGCTGCAAATGCAAGTGCAACTATTGCGGCAGAAAGAGCCAAGGCTGCATCGGCAGCCGCAACTGTAGCCGCATATGAGCGGCGCGCTGCTTTATATGGAGCCCAGGGAAGGATGAGTGCCGGCCATATCGCGGCGCTAAATGCTGAGGCTGCCGCACTTGCAAATGTTGTGGCAGCGCAGTCCGTAGAACTTGCCCATACCAATCAGGCAGTTGCTGCCAAGCTTCGACTTACGGCGGTCGAGGCAAGGATTGCGGTAATTAGAGCTTCACAGGCGCTATTGAACGGAAGGGCATCCGCGACCCAAGCAGAGCTTACTGCACTTACGAACGCACATTCGGCTGCTGTGGCCCGCCTTGCTGCCGCAGAGGAGGCGTTAGCCGCCACGACGGTTATTGCAGCATCGGCAATGACGAGGTTTAGTGCTGCGGCTAAGGCTGCGCTTACCTTCATTGGCGGATGGCCTGTTCTTATTGCCGCCGCAGCATATGCAACATACTTGTGGGCAAGCTCAGAGTCTGACTATGAGGAAGCCGCACGCAACACGGAGTCTGCACTTCAGGATCTGATCTCTGCAACGAATGCGCTTGAGAAAGCCCGCGCGATGCCAGCGCTGGAGTCTGCGTATGCGGCCCAGGCAGATGAACTGGCGAAACTGAAGATCAACACCGAAGAAAGCATTGCCGCACTTCAGCGCCTGAATGATATGACTGGCGCTGGAAGCGCTGATGATATGGCGCGTGCCGTCGCGGCAATGAATGCGGAGGTCGCCAAGTCTCAGGCTGAGTTTGAAAAAACCACAGCAAGCATTCTTGAATTCAAGGGTGTTGATGTCAATGGATATTTGGCGCTTGTCAGTAGCACTGTAACGTCATTGATTGATCCGCTGCATGGCGCAAAGCGCGCTATGGATATGCTGTCGTCTGCCGGAATGCAGTACGGAACGTCCGCCGAGGAATTCAACAAGTACCTCAATAAGCAGAAAGAAACACTCGCGGAAAACAATGCAGAGCTTCGCGGAGGCGCCCGTGCGCTTATTGCCTATAAGTTTTCTCAGGTAGATTTCAACAATCTAACCGCAGAAGCCAAGAAGGAGATGCTTGCAAACATTGCGGCAGTCGTGAAACTGACGGATGAGAATGAGGCACTGACAAGAGGAAAGAAGGATGGCGTAAAAGCCGAAAAGGAATTCATCAAGGCTGAGAAGGATGCAGTCAAAGCCCTTGAAGAAAGGTGGCAGGCGACCATCAGGAACGGCGCTGCTGCGCGCAAGATGGCGGCTGAGGCCGATCCGATTGCTGCTGCGACCGAAGAATATGCGCTTGCAGTTGAGAAGCTGAATCGCCAGTTGTTTGCTGGCGAACTGCTTTACATCAACTATCAGGATGCGCTCGGCGGTTTGAAGCGAACGATGGACGACACGATCACTCGCGTCGAGGACACCATTCGTGTGCGCGCCCGTGAGAGCGACATCGTTGGTCGTGCCATTGAAGATATGAATCGCGAGGCGGCAGGCATTGGCCTTGTTGGTCGCGCCGCCTTTGTGTTCGAGGAAATAACGAGGCGCACTGCTGAGGCGCAGGATCTATTCAATCGCAAATTGCGTGATACGCCTTACCTTCTGGATGATGAGAAAACAGCTATCGCTGGCGCTGCTGCGGCGCTTTACGATCATGGTGTTGCGGCGGCGAACACGGCTTCAATAATTGAGGACTATGAAAATACCGTAGTCGGCGCAGGTCATTCTGTGGCTGACGCATTCGGCAATATGTTCAGCGACATCCTCAAGGGCAACGCAGACATCACGGAGTCCTTCGAGAACCTTGGCGATGCACTGGTGGACATCATTGCTGATTCTGTGGGTCAAATGATCTCTGAGTTTTTCAAGTTGCAGATCATCAACCCGATGCTGAATCAGATGTTCCAGGGGTTTGGCGGGAACCTTCTGCCCACGGCTGCTGGAATGCTTGGCGGCGGAAACCAGGGTGGGCTTGCTGGGCTTGGCGGCAACATTGGATCGTGGGCAGGTCAGACCGGATCGACGGGCGGCGTGATGGGCTCTGCGTCGTCAATTTTTGGTTCGATATTTGGCTCTGAGGGCGTGATTGCTCAGGGCGTTGGCGGTCTTGCATCTGGAATAGGCGCCCTTGCGAGGCAGACGGGATCATCAATCCTGGGGTCGTTGTCTGGCGGTCTTGGGCAGCTTGCATCAGTAGCTGGGCCTATCGCGGCGGTAGTTGCCGCTGCATTTGCCATCAACTCCCTGAGCGGTGGTCGGCTATTTGGCACCAGCTATCAGGCCACGTCTTCGACTGGAACGCTGTCGCTTGGAGAGGGCGGCGGAACCGCAACGCAGACAATCAGGGAGTCCAGGCAGCGCAGCCTGTTCCGTGGGCGACAGACTCGCAACAGAAGCGTCGATCCTGGCGCCGATGCGATCCAAGCCGCGCAGGATCTGTATGACTCCGTGCGTGAGGTAATGATCGAGTCGGCACGGGCGCTGCGCGGCGATGCGCCTGACATGCTCGAATCAGCAATCAGGACGGTCATCGAGTACGACAAGGAAGGCAAGGTAAAGGCGACCAAGTATTTCGTCGATATTCTTGGGCGCACATGGGAGGAAGCTACCGCAGAGGCTGCAACGCAGAGAATCGCTGCCGAGTCGATGATCGCCACAATTGACGCGATCCTTGGGACGACGATAGCGGCTGCCAGCGAGACTGCTGCCACTGGCTCTGGCGACGTGATCGAGTCTGCCGCTGCCGGCGCGACTGATGCGATTGACAGGGCCGGATCAAGCATATTCGACAACATCATCAAGACTGCCGGGGCGGCGCAGGGCGAGGCATCGGCTATTGCTGAGCGCTGGCGCGATGATGCTGAGACGCTGATGGATGGTGCCACGTTCCTGCTTCTGGCGGCTCAGGATATTCGTGACGGAGCGGGGCTCCTTGGGGAAGGAAGCCTGACTCAGATCGCTGATCTGATCGAGGAATTGCAGGTATCCGGTGAGTCGCTTTCGGAAGCCTACACCCGCGTCGCGCTTGGCACTGCATTGCTCGAAGAAGCGCTCGATCTGTCCGGCGTCACGCTCGACCTGACGCGCGAGGCATTCGTTCGATTCGCTGCCGACATCGCTGAGTCTGCTGGCGGCATCGAGCGCGCCCAGGCACTGTGGAGCGCGTACTTCGATACCTTCTACACGGATGGTGAGCGCGCCGCGCGATCTGCCGGGGTGGCGCAGACGAATGCTGATCGGGAGTTCGGCGACATCGGGATGAGTGTCAAGCCTTTCCTTGGAGAAGGTGGCGTTGCGGCCTTCCGAGCAATGTTTGAGGAATTGCTGCCGACGCTCTCTGCCGATGCAATCGTGCAGTGGCTTGAAGCCGCGAACTCTCTTGGCATCCTGATCGACGCCACGGCTGCGCTGGCCGATGTTGCTGAAGTGACGGCGGCATCCACGCGCGAAGCCCTGTCCGAATTCATGGCTGACATCGAGAGCCAGATCGCTGACCTGAGCCCACCGGCAACATTCGCAGAGCGGTTGCAGGTCATCAATCAGGAAACGGCAAGCCTTGTCGTTGCAGCTATCGAGCTTGGCGCCAGCGAAGCCGAGATCGCGCGCATCAGGGCGCTGGGGCAGTTGCGGATCAATGCCCTTCTGGACGAGCAGAACGAGTTGCTTGCACAGCAGGCAGAGGCAGCACTGAGCCTGCGCGAACTGATCGGAACGCTTGCCGCAGAATCGACTATGAGTGGTGTCAGCCCGCTTACTCAGTCGCTGATGTCGCTCCGTGCCGAGTACCAGCAGCACATTGACCGAATCAACGAACTCGCCATCGCTTCAGGGCGCGCAGGCGCGTCTCAGGAAGAACTTGCGGTCGCCACTGGATGGTACGCCTCGCAACTCAAGAAGATCGCCAGCGAGTTGATGCAGAGCGGTCTTAGCCTAGTTCAGAGGCTGTACGGAGCAACTGGTGCGACTTCCGGCACGTCAACCGGAGGCGGATCTGGCGGCGGCGATGCTGGCGGTGTTGGAGATGTGGCCGATGCTGTCGAGGATCGCTACAAGCGAGAAATGGAGCTACTGAAGAATCTCGGCGAGTACCTTGATAGCCTTGGTCTTTCCAGCCTGTCTCCGCTCACCCCGCAGGAGCAGTTGCAGGAGGCGCAGCAGCAGTACCAAGACCTACTGGCACGCGCCATGGGTGGCGATCTTGATGCGCTCGGACAGTTGCAGGGTGCTGCCAATACGTACTTGGGTCAGGCGCAGTCTTACTATGGCGGTGTAGGTGCCTATGGCGGGATTTTCGATGGCGTGCAGGCGCAGATTCAGGCGCTGCTGGACCGTGGCCCGCTGAACTCTCCGGCAGAGGCGCCGCCTACTGTTGTGACCGGCCCTGGCGGTGGCGGGATCACGGTGGAGCCTGGACAGGGCTTCGCTGATCTGTCGGTTGCCGAGCGCGCGGCAATTGCGAACGAACTTGCGACAGTGCTCCACGACCTGATCGCGCTCACCGGGCAGTCGCTGATCGAAGTGTCGTCTCAGCTTGGCCTTGACTTGCGCGATCTCGTGCGCGATCTCGGCGTGAATCTCGATGACCTGACTGTCGCCACGACGGTACAGCTTGCAGACATTTCTCGTCAACTTGGCGTCGATCTGACGGAGCTTGCTTCTGGAGTTGGCGTTTCGCTCGGTACTCTTGCCGACGAGCAGAGCCTATTGAACGATGCGCTTGAGCAGACGATCAATGGACTGCCAACAGAGTTCCGTGACCGATTGCAGGGATACCTGACGGCAATCGAGGACGCTACGACTGAGGCTGATGCGAATGCCGCGATTGCTGCCGCAGAGGCGGCCATCAACCTCTTGCCGGCTGACATCCGCGACTTACTCGCGCCGTTCTTCGGGGGTGTTTCGAGCCCGACAGACGATCTTCTGGACTATGCAATCCAGCAACTTGCGGTGCTCTCGTCGTCGCGTGACTTGCTCGCCGACATACTCGCTGTCCTTGGAAGCATTGATGGCCGTCTCGTTCCGGGCGGAAGTCTTGGCAACCCCGGAATCGGACCATTCCCTCCAGGCCCCGATGCGATTGCAGCAGCCGCGATGTCCGTCATTGCGGCGACGGTTGATGAAGCGTCAGCAGAGTCCGATGTGGTTGGCAATGCCAAGCCGTCCGATATGCTCGAAGCCCTGCGTGCGATCAAAGAAGAACTTGCTTCCGTCAAGGCTGCGGTGACTGGCTCTGGAAACAAGACCGCAGAGAATGTTGGTCGAGTTGAAAGCGCAGTAAAGAACTTAAATGTCGGGAAGCGCAACGGATGATCTTGCTCGCTGAGTTCCACTTCAATGGCGGCTACACTGTAGAGCGAGTGGCTACGGATTTCTATTACTCGAAGTCAACAGATTCGATTGGCGTAAAGGAATTCAGCGGAAAGATCACCGGGCGCCCGACTCTCAAGTCTCAGATCGGCTGCATTATATGGGGCAGTAAATCGTCAACTTCAATTGGTGACATCGAGATCGCCAATACTGACGGAGCAGTCAGTGGATGGGTTGATTACGATTTCCGCGACTGTCGGTGCGTGCTGAAACTTGTTAATCAGAATGCTGCTTACAGTACGGCAGTTACCGTGCAAGTGTGCATCATTGATGATGTTCAGCGAGACGAATTAAAGATCGTCGTCAAGTTGCGCGGCAATGAAACGATGTTGCAGCGCTCCATTCAGTCCGTCTTGTACGATGTAACTACTGGCATTGGCAATAGCTCGATCATCGGTAGGCCGCTCCCGATTGTTATCGGGAAAGTCTTGCAGATGGAGCCGGCAAATACCAGTCTAGCTGGACTCGCCTATCAAGTTGCTGACTCGCTGATAGATGTTGATACAGTTTACTCAGGCGGCTCAATTGCAAGCGGCCCGCTTGAGTCTCCAGATGACTACATGGTCAGCGATACCGGATTCACTATGCTCTTGAATCCATCGGCGCGAATAACGTCTGACGCAAGCGCTCGGGTAATCCCATTCACGCAAGTAGCGAGCAACTTTTATCTGTCTACTGCGTGGTCTGGTTCGGTGCCTGTGGATTGGACTGTGAACGCAGGCCCCGGCACTGCATCGCGCGTGACTGATGTAGGCATTCGTCTGGTCAATATGTTGTCGGCAAACTACCCGCAACTCGACACGACGCTGGTATCCGGCACATGGTATTTGGTTGTCGGAGAGATATGCGAATTGACAAGCGGCGGAGTCATAGTCGAGTTCGGCGGATCGGCAGCAGCGCAGTTCACAAGGCAGGGAAGATTCTATTGCGTGGGCAAGACGGATACTTCAGGGAAAATATCAGTAAGAGGGCTTGCTGATTCTGATGTGACGCTCCGGTACGTCCACGTCAATGAGCTTGATGTTGATGGGACCGGCATATGGCGTCGTGATGACTATGTTCTGAAGATGGCGTTTGCCCGCGCCGGAATGAGGATAACAGGAAGCACTGGCGTTACCGATGTGGCAATCGACAGCAATTACGGATACTCGCTTGGCGTATCGGTCACGGATGCCGACACATGCGAGAACGTAATTCAGTCGATACTGGACTCGATGTGCGCTTACACCTACACCGACAACCTTGGAACCATCAGGATCGGCAGGTACGAGCGCCCGGCAGGCACGCCAATCGTCACGATCAGCAAGCTGAACATGACGCGCTACCCAAAGCGAATCACGGACGCTGCGCCTGGGCTATCAACGCGGTTCGCTGGGGCAAAGAACTGGAGTCCGTACTCTGAGAACGAACTGGCCGGCATCACGTATCCGAATCGCCCGCCTTTCATGGCTGAGTATCGGCACATCAAGACCGGAGCCACGGCAGCTACGATCAATCGCGCATACACGCACGCGCTGTCTGCGGCACCCATCGAAACCGTGCTGACCGAGGAAGCAGACATCCAGGCTGAGGCGGATCGGGTATGCGCTATTGCTCAAGACAAGCATCCGTTCTGGGATGTAGAGTTCGCGCTTGAATCTGCCGATGACATTGCCGCGATTCGCCCAAATGGTATCGTTCTTCTTGACGACGAGTTGTTTGAAGATTCAAATGGCAAGATAGCCAAGATCGTCGAGGTTGACGGGCAGTTCGGAAATAATGTTTATCGTATCGTTACTTGGGGTGCGGAGACGCCATAATGGCTACAAGTGTTCTTGCATATAAGAATTTCGCTAGTGGCGGGTATATTGTTAATCTCACGTCAGCGTGGGAGGTTTCTGCCCCAATGACGAATATGCTTACCCCGCGCCTTGGGCAAAAAGCCATTGCAGCAACATCCGGTGCAATGGGCGTCGAGGTATTCATAAATAGTGGATCGCCAACACTTTCCGCTAAAATTGGCGTAATTGCGGTATTGAACCACAACATCATATCACTTGATGATCCGACCAATTTCAGTATTGAGGCGTACTTCACAGACAACAGTGTCTCCACACTGGCAGGCGAGACTGATCCGGCAGCATTCTTCAACACGGTCAGCACGCAGCAAGACGGGACTTTTCAGTCGCACTTTATTTGGGTTCCAACTGGCGCCGAGTTTCTGACAAAAAGAGTCTACAAAATTCGTGTTGCTATATCTGGATACCCGCTGGCAATATGTGGCACTCAGAATCCGTACACGGACGAATTGACCGTCGAGAAGTTTAGTGTCGGAGGAATCTGGTTTGGCCCGACATTCAAGCCAGAAAACGGAATTTCAATTGATGGGTTTGCTCAGGGTATTGCCGACAGATCGCAGGTTGTGACATCAATCGGCGGTCAGGTATGGGCAGAGCCAGAAGTGCGGCAGAGAACGGCAAAGGTGACATTTGCCGGGTTGTTTGAGCGCGAGGTTTACAGCAGGGCTCCTGCACAATGCCTTCAACAGCTTGCAGCGTACTGCGGAGTGTCAAGGCCATTGTTGGTTATACCGACAACATCAAGTGATGAACTGGTGTATACGCAGGCCATCTACGGATACCTGTCGGCTCCGGCAGCCTGGAATCTCATCGAGAAAGTTGACGACAACAATGTGAAGACTAGGCTGTATTCAGGCGGACTTGAAATCGTAGAGGCCAGATAAGACAATGCCCGATTGCTCGGGCATTGGTTGCTGACCCCACCGCGCCTATTCGGCAGGCTTGGATCGCTTCAGCTTTTCGGGCGCCGCAGCCTTGAGAGCGGCAATCTCTTTCTCCAGGCGATCCACTGAGCGCTTGAGCCCGGTTACTTGACGGATTGCCTCGTTTTTGGACTGCATCATGCCGGATGCCTGAGACTTTGCAGCCTTCAACTGATCGCGCGCCGACTTCTCCAGCTTGACGGCTTCCTTCACCGGATCGGGCGCGTCGTTGAGGATGGCGTTCATCGCCTTCAAGTCCTCGTGCATTTCGTCCATCGACGCACCCATGGACTCGATGCGCGCGTTCAGTTCGTCGATCTTCCGGTCCTTGGCCGCGTTCTCGGCGACGAGCTTGTTGATCCGGTCTTCCGTGGCCTTCGATGACTTCTTATCGTCCTTGGCTTCGGCGACCGCATGTTCCTTGCGCTCGGCGGCATTCGCGGCCTTCACGGTTTCCTTGGCATCCGCCCCTTCGATCACCTTCTTGACTTCGGCAGGCGAGTCCGACAACTTGGCGGCAGCAGCCACGCTGATCTCTCCGTCGCGGATCTTCTCGACGAGGGCCGGCGCCTGACGCTGCACCTTCTTGGCATCCTGCACCGAGCGGCGGCTGACGCCCATGGCCTTCGCGGCGTCTTCCTGGCTGATCGCGGGGTCTTTCACGTCCGTTGCGCAATCCTGCGCATTGGACTCAACCTGTTGATTTTGCTTGAGAGTGTCACCACGCTCGATGTTGGCGAGCCCGGCAGCGATGATGGCGCGTTGCGAGGCATTCAGATGGCGGCGGCGCTCATTGGCGGCGATGATGAAGCGGATGATGTCGCCTTCGGAAGCGAACTCACGCGACTCCCACCTGGGTTCGATCTTGCCAAACTCGCACGCAGCGAGGCGGTTGCGACCGTCGATCAGGACACCGTTGCTGACGATGATGGGATGGATCTGGCCGTTCTGCGCGATGTCATCGGCAAGTGCGCGCAGTTCCTTCTCATCGATCATCGGGAAAAGTGCGGCTGCCGGGTGGACCTTGATGTTGCTCAACATGGATGTGCCCCTCTTGTGGACGGATGGTGCGCCGAGCAGGACTCGAACCTGCGACCAACACCTTAGAAGGATGCTGTTCTATCCGGCTGAACTACCGGCGCATTGCGTAGCGCAGTCTCTGCGTTAGCTTTTACTTAGTCAAGCGGGTATAGTACCGTTCATCGGAAAAGTTTCTAATGCAGTTGTGAATGTGTCTTTGTAGTTGTATGTTCAACTCACATCAAAGGGGATGTGTAATGACTGTTGACAACCAGATCGCAGTGGCAATAATGATTGCGTTTGCAATCGGCTCCATTGTCGGTTGCATCATCGGCTACAAGTTCACTGGCGGGCGCGCCGATCTTTTCCATTCCGTGCTCGTCTACAAGCACGCCATCTTCAAGGTGAGCACTCCATCGAAAGCGCTTAGCCACTACTTGTCGATCAGGATCGCGCGATGCTACGACACATGGATGGAGCGCTTCGATGGCTGACTTCCTGACCGCTGGTGCAATTGTCTTCTACATTGCGGCACTCCCGGCCTTCTTCATCGAGCCTCGCGCATCCGTTGCGATGCTCGTTACCGGAGTGGCGCTTGATCTGTTGGCTCGACTTGAACGGGGTGTAAAGTGACTGAAGGAACTGACTTGGTTGTTGCTGCAAGCGCTGCCGTGCAGGATGGCATCGCTGAAATCTCCGCTGTCCGCAAGGGCATCGAAGACCTGAAGACGAAGTACGCCAATGCCGTGTTTGACGTGACGGTCGCGGACGGCATGGAGAAGGCCAAGGCTGCCCGGCGCGAGATCCGCGAACCGCGCTATGCCGTGGAGCGAACGCGCAAGGACAGCAAGTCCAAGCTCGCGGCGCTTGGCAAGTCCATCGACTCGGAAGCGGCGAACATCACAGCGGAGCTACTGGCCCTGGAAGTGCCAATCGACGATCAGATCAAGGCTGAAGAAAAGCGCAAGGAAGACGAGCGCCAGCAGAAGATCGTGGCCGAGCAGCAGAGACAGGAAGCGATCCGCGCAGCCCTCGCTGCAATCAGCACGCTCCCGGCCACGACCAAGCGCACGGTGGAGTCGCTGACGGCATCCATCGAGATCCTTGAGTCCTGTGTGCCGGGCGAGGCGGTGTTTCAGGAGCAACTGGAATACGCCGTGGAACTCCACGCCAAGACGCTCGCCACGCTCAAGGAATCACTCGAAGAAGTCACCGCAGAGGCTGCCCGCGCCGCCGATCTGGCCCGCCGTGAGGAAGAACTGGAGCGGCAGCGCAAGCTGATCGACGACGAGCGGCGCAATGAGCGCGAGGCTGCCGAGAAGGTGCGCCAAGCCAATGAGACGATTCAGCGCATCCGCAAGACTGGCAGGGCAACCGGCAAGTCGTCCGATGTCATCAAGGCCGAGATCGACAGCTTGCGCAGCCTGCGGCCCGAGTACGCCGAGTTCGGCGAACTGATGCCCGACGCACTGGAGGCCATCGGCGACTCCATCGAGTCCCTGACGAGCGCGCTGTCGGTCGCCATCGAGCGCGAGGAACAGCAGCGCGCGACGGCAAAGCGTGAAGCAGACGCAGCAGCCGAGCGCAGGCGCAAGGCCGATGAGGATGCTGCCGAGAAGCGCCGGCTTGAGCAGGAGGCAATCTCAGCCCGTGAGACTGCGGCAGAGGAAGATCGTGTCCGCAACGCGAAGGCGTATGTCGAAGCCAAGGACGAGCAGGCCAGGATGCGCGCCGCGATGATCGACAGCGCCCGCCTTGCCGCGCAGCCGATCACATCCGGCGCTCCGCTCGATCTCGTGGATGCGGCGGCTGCGGTCTACAGGGCATTCAATCCATCCGGTGAGGGCGAGGACGACATGAAGTTTCGCTTGCTGCTGGCGCTGATCCTGAACGGCGCAGAGAGGCAGACCGAATGATCGCCAAACTCGCCAAGCGTCTCCGCAAAGAAGCGCGCCTGTATGCCTGGAATGGCCCGGCAGTCGTCGGCGGGAGCTACGACAAGGCAACGCACAAGATGAACCCAGTGGCACATGCGGTCGGATCTCCGCGCCGCCTGTACCGTGACCTGAAGAAACGCGCCAAGGAAATGAAATGAGCACAACGTCAACCGCAATCCGTCGTCGTCGTCAGGCCAAGAATGGCGGACGGCATGTTTCGGGACTCGGGGTTTCGCGCAAGAAGCGCCCGAAACCGAGCGGGATTCCGAAGAAGTAGTTTTCACTCAATCCAAGGGGAATGTAGTGGCACAGGAAATTCAAACTCAGAAAGACCCTTTGCTGATGGTGATCGCAAAGGCGGCGCAAGATCCGACTGTTGACATCGGCAAGATGCAGCAGTTGCTGGACATGGCCGAGCGCGTGCAGACCAAGAGTGCGGAACGCGCGTTCTACGAGTCGTTTGCTGCGATGCAGGGCGAACTTCCGAGCATCGACAAGACCGGGGCGATCCGCGACAAGTCGGGAAAGGTGCAGTCCACCTATGCGAAATGGGAGGATATAAACGAAGCCATCCGCCCGGTGCTTCAGAAGCACGGCTTTGCGCTCACCTTCCAGACCAAGATGATTGGCGCCAACGTCAACATTCGCGGCGTCCTCGCGCATCGTGGCGGGCACCTGATCGACTCCGAGATTCCGCTCCCTGCCGACACGAGCGGAAACAAAAATGCCGTGCAGTCGATGGGCTCAAGCGTCTCGTATGGCAAGCGCTACATGGCCTGCGCACTGTGCAACATCACGGCTGCGGGTGAGGACGACGACGGTGGTGGCGGCGGCGACAGGCCGCAGGAAATCAAGTCCTTCCCTGAACTCGAAGAAGCGGCAGGCAAGGGATGGGCTGAGTTGCAGGCAGCCTGGGCCAAGATGAGCCCGGCAGATCGCAACCTTGTCGGCGGCGGATTCCGCGACCTGAAGAAGCGTGCGGAAGATGCGGACGCTGCCAAGAAGGCGGCTGCGAAATGAGGAAAAACCCACCGCTGATCCGGCATGACTTTCTCGCCTACGTTGCGAGAGTCGGCGATCACCAGCCATGCGTTATCCCGATCTCACCGCATAGCAATGAGGCCGAACTGTTCAAGGTCGGCTTCATCAAGATGCGGATCAAAGCCATCGAAATTCGCGAGCCTGGAGTGAAGAATGTCAAGCCTCAATGAAGTGCGCCTGATTGGCCGAGTCGGCAAAGACCCTGAAGTTCGATTCGCGCAGTCTGGCACTGCGTTCGCGAACTTCTCGCTCGCCACTTCCGAGAAGTGGACGGACAAGAATACCGGCGAGAAGAAGGAACTTACCGAGTGGAGCCGGTGCTCGGCCTTCGGGAAGCTCGCGGAGATCATTGGCGAGTACGTGAAGAAGGGCAGCCTGATCTACGTCGGCGGTCGCCTTCGCACCGAAGAATGGGAGGACAAGGACGGCATCAAGCGCTCGACAACCAAGATCATCGTCGATCAGATGCGCCTGCTGAGCGCCAGGACAGACGATCAGGGTGAGCGGCAGCAGTCGTCGCAGGGTCGCCCGCAGCAGTCGAGTCGTCCTGCGCAGTCGTCCTCTCGACCTGCGCAGCGTGAGGCGCCGCCGCCTGATGATTTCGAGGGCGACATACCCTTTTGATCTAGCTTCAAGGGCGCTAAAATGTTAGTCATACACAAGTTCAAACTTGAGCTTACTGACAGGCAAGTAATCACGTTCAAGTCAATGTATAAGCCATTGAGCGTGATTGAGCAGCATGGCGATATAATGCTGTACTGCCAAGTAAGCACATTCGAGTCGTCAGTTGCCGGTCGTGACTTGGTGGTTTACATCGTTGGAACTGGACATTCACTTCCAGTCGGCGATGTCAAATTCATCGGAACTGTAAAAGTCGGTACGTATGTTTGGCATGTCTACGTTGATATGCCATGAGCGGCTTAAACTTCGAGCAGAAAATGGCCCGCTCAGGCAAGATCACCGCAAGCCGCATGGGCGAAGTCCTGTCCGGCTGCACTCCGAAATCGGCCCTGTGCATTCTCGACGCGCAGGGCAGGATCGTCGAGAAGATCGGCAATGGGGTGGCGGCCGAGAAGGCCGCAGCAATCGCCAGGGCGCGCGGCAAGACGGTCGAGGAGCGAATCTACGAGTACACCAGCGGCGACATCAAGGGTTACGCCTACGAGCTTGCAGCCGAGATCCTGACTGGTGAGCCAGCAGAGGGCGCGGATACGAAGGCAATGCGCGAGGGAACGAAGCGAGAGCCGCTTGCGCGCATGGCCTACGAGATCCGCACTGGCGACATCGTGAGCGAAGTGGGCTTCCTGCTGCACCCGGTTCTGCCGTATGTCGGGGCGAGCCCGGATGGCCTGATCTTCCCGAAGCGCAAGGGTCTGGAGATCAAGTCGCCCGGCCCTGTCAAGCACCTGAAAACCCTGATGTACGGAATGCCGCCAGAGCACCGCTTTCAGGTCCAGTGCAACCTGTGGGTCACTGGATTCGACACATGGGACTTCGTTTCCTTTCACCCGCTATTCAAGGCCCCGCACAACCTATTCATCCAGACAATCGAGCGCGACGAACTGATGATCGCGCAGATGTCCGTGATGTCCGATGAACTGATCGCTGATGTGATGCGGATTGTGGAGAGGTTCAGGTGAATTCATTTTATCGTGCCATAAAGATTGTCATATTCACTTTCATTGCAGCGATTTCCGTTATGATAGTGCTGCGCTCATTTGGGCTCGTAATTACTGCCGAATCCATGCGATTCGTGATACTTCTTACTCTGCTTACGAGGGTAATTGAGAATCAAATAAGGGCAGAAGATGCGTAAATTCAGCGTCAATCGCCACAACGCAATCGCAGCGATTCAGGAAATCACTCGCGCGATCTATGCGTTCATGGAGCCTGGGACTGACTGCAAGGTTCAGGTGTCACAGGATAATGATCGCACGCCTGAGCAGAACAAGAAGATGTGGAGTCTTTTGGGTGACATATCCCGCCAAGTAAAGTGGCAGGTAGATAATAACTACATCTACATGACGCCTGATGACTGGAAGGACGTGCTCACTGCTGGGCTCAAGAAGCACGCCAAGCTCGCACAGGGAATCGACGGCGGCGTCGTAATGCTCGGGTGCAGAACCAGCAAGATGTCAACGAAGGAACTCGCTGAACTGATTGAGTTCATCTATTGGTTTGGCTCCGAGAATTCGGTGAAGTGGACGGAAGCACAAAAATACTTAGGGGGCTAAGTGGGCGACGAGTCGTTTGATATTTTCAAGGAACAGAAGGCGTCATTATTTCCTACGCCACGTCCTTTTCAGGACAAGGCGCATGAAATGCTGCGCGATGGCTATAAGCACGGGCACAAAAACCAGTTGATCTGTGCCCCGACAGGCGCGGGAAAGACGGTCCTGTCGCTTCGGATTATCAACGAAGCATTAAAGAAAAATAAGCGCGCAGTGTTTATCTGCGACAGAAAGACGCTTATCAATCAGACGAGCGAGACTGCCGACAGATACGGGATGGACCACGGGATCATCCAAGCCGATCACTGGCGCAGGAAGCCTGAGTCCGATTTCCAGATCGCCTCCATCCAGACGCTGATGCGCCGCAAGTGGCCTGGGTTCGACGTTGCAGTTGTTGACGAATGCCATGTGCAAATGAAGTCCTGGGTGGACTTCGCGATGGACAAGTCGATCAAGACCGCCGTCATTGGCCTGACCGCAACCCCCTTCTCGAAGGGGCTCGGCAAGATATTCACAAACGCCATCATGGCAGCGACGATGCACGAACTTACGCAGCAGGGCATCTTGGTGCCCATGCGTGTGTTCAGTTGCACCAAGCCAGATATGGCTGGCGCTGAGACTGCCGGTGGCGAATGGACTGATAAGGCCGCAGAGGAACGTGAACTCAGGATCGTAGGGGACGTTGTTACCGAGTGGGTGAAGTTTGCTGAAAATCGAAAGACCATTGTCTTTGGATCAACCATCGCTCATTGTGAGGAAATCTGCCGACAATTTAACGAGGCTGGAATATGCGCGGCAGTTTACACATCAAACACATCTGATGACGAACGAGCGGAAATTCTTGATGAGTACAAGCAATTCGACAGCCCGCTGAGAATACTGGTATCAGTTGAAGCGCTCGCGAGAGGCTTCGACGTGCCCGCTGTATCGTGCCTTTGTGATGCTCGTCCATTAAGAAAATCGTTCTCAACAGTAATTCAGATGTGGGGAAGGGCTCTACGCTCGTCACCAGAAACACTCAAATCCAACGCATACCTGCTGGATTTTTCTGGCAACGTGCATAGATTCGCCGAATCCTTCGAGCACTTCTATTTCAACGGGATCGACAAGCTCGATGACGGCGAAAAGCTCGACAAGGAAGTGCGCAAGGACGATCCGAAAGAGGAGCGCAAATGCCCTCAGTGCGGCCACATTCCATTCGTGAAGCGCTGCGCCTCGTGCGGCTTCGAGCGTGTCTCGCTGTCGCTGATCGAGCACTTGCCAGGAGAAATGCGAGAGATCACGATAGGCAAGAAGAAGGCCGCAGAGTCACCGGAGCACCTTTGGGCTCAGATCGCCACGTTCTCGCGCTCGCACGGCAAGCCTGAGACGGCATCGGCTCGCGCCTACTACCTGTACCGTGACATCATGGGCACGAGTCCGCCGAGACACTTCGATATGAGCGTGCCCGCAGTTGAAGTCAGTGCTGCCGTGATCGGCAAGATCCGCTCGCGGCAGATCGCGCATGCAAAGGGAATGGAGAAGCGCCGAGCATGATCTCAATCCTATCCTTCATCTTCGCGGCAGCCGTCAATCAGGCATGCCTCGTGCGGCAGGTTCTAGTCGAGGCAGAGAACCAGTCTATGAGCGGCAAGGCCACGGTATCCGAAGTGATCGAAGAACGCTCCAGGCGCAGCGGGCTTAGTGAGTGCGACGTAATCGCGGCGCCAGGGCAGTTCGGTGATCGCAGGCTCGAACCTTCGCTCAAGTCGATAGGTCAGGCCATGATCTCAACGCGCTGGCCTGCTGCGTGCGCTGCGGTGCATTTCGATGTGAAGTCCAGCAGGCAGGGATGGGCGCGCAAGCTCCCGGTGGCATGTATTGTTGGGGCGCACGTTTTCTACGAGGACAGCAAGTGGCAAGGATGACGCAGGTTTCGGTGAACGCTTACATCAAGCGCGCTCAGAATGGCGGCTGGCTGAAGAAAAAGCCGGAGATCAGAAAGGTAGTTGTCGCGAAGAAATCATCGCCTGATCTTGAGGGAGAATTTGAGTTTCAATTGAAACTTGCAGGAGTAACTGGTTACACGAGAGAATATCGCTTCTGTGATCGGCGCTGGAGATTCGATTTTTGCGTAGCTGATCCTGATATTAAAGTTGCGCTAGAAATCGAAGGTGGGATTCACTGTCGCGGCAGGCATGTTCGACCAGAGGGGTTCAGAAACGATGCGAGGAAATATCGACAAGCCGCAATTGACGGGTGGCTTGTTCTCCGAGTTACCGCAGCCGACATCCGAAACGGAGACGCCTTGCGAGACTTCGAGAAAGCCATCGAAGTTCGCAGGAAAGGGGTCGTTTCTGTGCGCGCCTAGCATCTGCGAAGACTGCTTTGCTGCATCAGAAAAAGTAATGGCTGTATTGGTGTACCAGAAAAGCATGTCTAGCCTGAAGAAGCGAGAGGCTGACGAAGTAAAGTTCGTCGATGTATATGCAACGGCAGCGAAGTGGAAAGAGGCTGTATCCAAGATTGCGGATGAGCGTGTTCGTGAATGCGCTGGAGGATTCTGCGCTCACATGCTTGCTCGCGTCAGAGTCACCAATCGCCTGAAGGGCAAGTAATGGACTTCATCCAATTCGCTCTATCGCATGGCGTCATCATTGATCGCGGGCTTGTTTATAACAAGATCAAGCGATGCCCAACTGTAGAGCATCGTCAGAAGAAGAATGGCGCCTATTGGTTCGATGGCGTGGATGGGTGGGTGCACAATTGGGAAGTCGGTCAGGAAACTGCCGCTTGGTGGAAAGACGAGAACGCAAAGCCGCCAAGCCTCGCTGATCGCGAGCGCATCGACCGGATGCGCGCCAAGATGGCGAAGGACATCCGCGATCTCCAGCAGAGCGCCGCCAGGAGGGCTGCGCGAGTTATTTCTGAGTGCCGGATGCAGGAACACAACTATTTGAAGCACAAGGCCACAGGCAAGGCTCACGCGCTCGCTGCAATCAAGACTCTCGTCTCTGAGGACTACGAGTTGATTGTCCCAATGAGGAATGTCCTGACTGATGAATTGAACGGATACCAGCGGATATTTATCAAGGACAACAAATGGACGAAAGAATACCTGTACGGAACGCGCGCTGATCTTGCGGTGCTGAAGATAGGTCGCGGCAGTAAGATAATCGCATGCGAGGGATATGCAACAGGGCTTTCAATCCGCTACGTGTGCGATTGCGCCAAACTCGATGTCACTGTGGTTGTGTGCTTCTCTGCCGGAAATATGCTGAAGGTGTGCCGGGCCACGAAGGTTGATCTCGTGTTTGCAGACCACGACATTCCTACAGAGAAGCAGATCGAGCGAGGCGAGACTGAGGGCACCGGAACGGCAGTCGCCAGGAAGTGCGGAACGAAATGGGTGTGCTCACCAGTGCCGGGAGAGGATGCAAACGACATGCTACAGAGGGCAGGAAGGTTCGCAATTCAAGCACTTATATCCAATGCGCAAAATTGCGCATCGGACTAGATTGGCGTGAATGCGCCGCACTTTTCGACGTTGACTGGAGCAGCCTGCACAACGGCTCTTGATCTAGCCGGGGCCGGAAGGATCTCGCGCAGAAGTTCGTCCTGTTCCGGTGTCGGCTGCCACACACATGCAGATGTGATCGGATGCGACGGGCTCAGTGGACGGTAGTTTGCGCAGCCTGGACAGATCATTCGCCACTCTCCCCATTGCCAATCTCCTGCCGCAACTCCTCCATGCACTGCCACATCCGGCCGTCATGGCTCTTGGAGTTCGTCGTGTTGTCCCATGCGTCGATTGCCCGCCTGATCGACTCCCGCATGCGTTCGATCATTGCCGCAGCCTGGCCGAGCGCAATCTCTAGGCCGCCGTCATACCTGCTCATTCATCACCTCCGTATGCGACTTGGCATACTTCGCGATCTGATCGACGGCTGACTTGATCGCCGGCCACTGCTCCACGAAGAACGAGATGTTCCGGTCCCGGTGTATCAGGCAATTCATCAAGATCAGTCCCGCAGCCTCGTCGTCAAGGCTGATATCGAACCCGCGCGGATCGCCTTCGTCTTC